ATATTATCTAAATTAGCATTTGTAATTACTGTAAAACTAATTTTAGTTTTATTTTCTTTTAATGTATTTAGATTTTCCATTATTTTAAGAATGTATAATAAACCTATCAAAAATAGGAGGTTTAGTTATGCAATTAACAGTTTTGGAAAATTTAAAAAAGGAAAATGTGGATGTATATTTAGAGTATTTGAACAGTTGCAAAAGTAGCAACTGGGATACTTGGAATACGACTTACAAAACTTACTGTAACAATTTTAAATTATTTCTAGTCTGGTTTCAGAAATCTTATAAAAATAAGTTGCTTCTAAGCAAAGAAACGTTACTAGAAATGCCTACTATCATAGAATCTTATCGGAATTATTGCAGGAGTTTAGGCAATTCTAAAAGAACATTAATGAATAAGACTACTGCAATTAGCACGTTTTATGCTTGGTGTGTTCGTAGAAACAAAATTAAATATCATCCATTTGATTCTAAATTAGATAAGCTTAGATTTACAGAAAAGGACAAAGTTAGAAATAGTTATTTTCTTACAACTGAGCAAATTCTAACAGTTAGATTATATATGCAAGTAGAATCTAAAAAATATGACTTGCAAGACAGAATATTATGGGAATTATTCTTAGACAGTGCTTGTCGAATTAGTGCTATCCAAAGCTTAAAAATGGAACAATTAGACTTAGAAAATGGGTACTTTAGAGATGTAAAGGAAAAGGAAGGTTATATAGTTAATGCATTCTTTTTTCAAAAATGTAAGGAGCTTATAAAAGAATGGTTAGACTACAGAATAGATAACGGAGTAGATGTAGATTGGTTTTTTGTTACTAAGTATGGAAAAATCTACAAGCAGATGACACAAGGAGCAATTAGGAACAGGATTAGAAAGCTAGGAAAAATAATAGGAATAGAGGATTTATATCCTCACACATTAAGAAAAACTGCTATAAACTTAATAAACAATTTGGCTGGGTTAGGACTTGCATCTAGTTATGCTAATCATAGCAGTAGCGGGGTTACAAGTAAGCATTATATACAAAAAACAAGTGCTACTGAAATAAGAAATACTCTTATTGTAGCAAGGAAAAAATTAGGTATTTTTTAGTTTAATATTGTAGAAATTTTTAAATTTATAAAGAATTTATAGTTTTATTTTCTGCGTTTGAGTACATTTTTATATTTTTTCTTAAATATAATTTTTAAGAATTTTATATATAAGATACTCAAAATAGCATTTTCAATTATAAAAATCTGAATAAATTTAAAAATCTATTCAAAATTGAAAGGAGAAAATTATGTTCTACATATATACAAAAGAAAAAATAGCAAAAGTAAAATTTACTGTAAATTTAACAGCTAAGGAAGTAAAAGAGTTTATGGGAAATAATTTATTTTTAGATTATCCTGAATTAAACAAAGATGATTATATAGTTGTTGAAAGTAATGAAGTTTTTAAGCATCCAACTTATGATAGTATAACTAATACTATAAGAGAAATGACTAGAAATGAACTTATAGAAGAGGATATAGAAATTTCACTTGCTCCAGGAGAATATATAGAAAATAAAAAATTAAAGTCTATTCCACAACCAAGTATTTACCATACTTGGAATACTGGAACGCATAATTGGGATATAAATATGGAAGATGTTAAAAAAACTTTCAGACACAAGTTCAGAGAAATTCTGTTGGAAAAGATGTTTGGTTCTTATGAGCATAATGGTAAGATTTTCCAAATGAAAGAATATGATGAAATTAATTTTATGCGTGTAAAAATAGCATTAGACATTGCTGGAGAAACAGAAGACTATAGTGTCATTCAACAAGCCTTAGTAACATTGGGAATACCAATAACTGAAGAACTTGAAGAAAAAATAAAAGGTGCAATGAAAGTTGGAAAGCTAAAAAATCTTTTAAAAACTTTAACAACTCCTTGGAGATTAAAAGATGATTCTGTTGTAGATATGCCTCTTGGAGAATTAAATTTAATTTATTTTTCTTGGATACTAAGAGTTATAACTGCACAAAACAAATACACTGCTATAACAAAAAAAATATTAAAAGTTAAAACTGTTGAAGAACTAGAAGCTATTAAATGGGAATAAAAAGAAAAGAGGTAAAATATGAAAAAATTTGCATTAGTGATTGGACATAATCCAAGAGGAAAAGGGGCATACAGTAAATATCTAAATCTATCTGAATATGAATACTGGAGAGATGTCTGTGATGAGATAAATAACTTAGATGATAATATTGATATTTACTCAAGAAAAGCTGAACAAAATTATATTCAAGAAATGAAACCTGTTGTTGATGAAATTAATAAGCATAATTATGAATTAGCTTTAGAATTACATTTTAATGCTGCTTCTCCACAAGCAAATGGATGTGAAAGTTTAGTTTATTTTAAGAATGAACAAGCTAAAAAATATGCTGAACTTTTTATGAAAAAATTAAAAACTGAGTATGGAAGCAATATAAGAAAAGAATGGAACAAATTAAAAGAAAAGAAAATAGATAAAAATGGTAAGGAAGTAATGATAGAAAAGACAGTAGAAACAGAGGGTATAATCCTCATTACTGATTCCAAAACGAGAGGAGGTTATGGAATATGCAATACAAATTGTACTTATGTTTTGGTTGAACCCTTCTTCGGAACTAACGAAGAAGCAAGTAAATTTAAAGATGTAAGAAAAATGGCACATTTTATAGTTGATTTTATAAATAGTATGAAAATTTAGGAGGTTTTTAATTATGGATAAAAAATTAATATGGCAAGTTTTAGGGTATGTATTTTCAGTGGCGACTTATTTTGTATTGTCTTGGAGATATAAAGGGAAAGAAGAGGCAACGAATGAAGTAAGAAATGAAGTAATGAAACAAGAATTAGCTATACAAGGAAAAGGTTTAGGAGAACTTAAAAAGAAAGCAGTTCAAGAATTTGTTTCTAAATTACCACCTCATGTAAGAATTTTTATTAATGGAAATACAATAGAAGCAGTAGTAAAAGAACTACAACCAATTTTTAAAAAATTAAAAGAGGGGAAAGATAATGGAAATAACAAAACTAGTGACACATCCACTTTATGATGGAAAAAAACATGAGTTATTCCAGGATTATGTTTATGAAGTTAATGGGTACAGGATTACTGTACCCAAAGGCTTTGTTACAGATTTAGCTTCTGTTCCTCGTTCATTTTGGACTATATTCCCACCATTTGGAAGATATACTCCAGCAGCAGTTATTCATGATTTTCTTTATAGTAAATATAATACTACAGGAATAAATAGAACCTTATCCGATAAACTTTTCTTACACATTATGAAAGAACTAGGAGTAGGTTTTTTAAAAAGAAAAACTATGTATAAAGCTGTAAGATTATTTGGAGAAACTTCTTGGAAAGATAAATTAGAAAATGAAGGGTATAAGGATAAAGCAGTAGTAGACAGAACAGATGAAGCAGTATCTTATTATAATCATTGGAAAAAGATACTTAAATTATAGTTAGGGGTTGGTATAGTGGGGGCAATTATAGTAAAAATATGGGCATATTTTGTTGCTTTTCTAATTTGGCTTATTGGTGGATTTGATACATTAGCAAAGGTATTAATAGGTTTAATGTTAATTGATTATGCATCAGGAGTATATGCAGGATATAAATTAAAAAATCTAAATTCAAAAAGAGCCTACAAAGGAATAGAAAAAAAGTTATGGATTTTAGCTTTATTGTGTGGAGCATCTTTAATGCATAGATTAGTTCCAGACATTGGATTTAGAAATTTAGTTGGAATATTTTATTGTGCAACTGAATTATTAAGTATTGTAGAAAATGCAGCAAAAGCAGGAGTACCTATTCCCAAAAAGTTAAAGAAAGCATTAGAACAGTTAAAAGATGAAGATAAAGAAAAGGAAGAATAAAAGGGCAGTTCAATTCTGTCCTTTTTTTATTAAAAAAAACTTTAAAGGTTCAAAAAAATATCTTGACTTTTTTGAACCTTTAAAGTATAATAGATATATAAGGAGGTGAGAAGATGTCCACTTTAAAGGAGATATTGGAGATAATCTTTTATATCTTATCAATCATTGTTCTTATTAGGCAATTGAGAAAATAAGATATAACAAGAGAAAGGAGGTTTGAGAGTAATCTCACTCCTCCAC